ATTGGAATGATGCATATGTCATCATAGAAGTCAATCCTGGGGGATATGGTGATGATGTATGTGCAGATTTGTTCAATAATTATGAATATGAAAATTTATTTTTTGATATAGATCGTGGAGATTATGGGGTTTTGGCAACTAGAACAACTAAACCTAAAGCATGTCAATCCTTTAAAGATGATTTAGAAAGTGGAAAAATTATTCTCAATTGTGATCAGACAATTGATGAAATTGGTTATTTTGAGGAAGTGCGTCCTGGTGTATTTAAAGGAAAGGAAGGAAAAAATTTATATGATGATTGTGTAATGTCATGCATTTGGTTTTCATATTTCTTGCATTCTGGATTTTTTGAAGGTGAAGTTTATGAATGGGAACAGAAAGATATACTACAACACGATCCTGAACTTTGGTATAGAATGAATAGAACTCACCCAGAAGAGACATCTTTAAATGATGCATCCTATGATCCAGATGCTGAAGAAGCATTCGAGGGATTTCTTTCTGCTGATGCAGAAATGCATGATCCTGATAACTGGTTACTAGATAGTGAAGTTCGAGATTTTAAAAGGGAGATAGATAGGCATGGTGGATATGATAAATATCTACAACATCAAAGAAGATCAAGATAACCTATAATTATATTAGAAAACATGGATAAGAAGGGTTATAAATAATGTTGTAAAATGATCTGACTGAATCAAGGAGTTCAAGAGATGCCAAATAATCTTTCACCAGACGTAACAATTAGAGAAAGAGACTTTAGCCAAGTCCTACCATCTGTTACATCCTCTGTCGGTTCTATCGTTATTGCTGCCCAAAAAGGTCCAGTAAACGTAAGAACTCTTATCACAAATCCATCAGATTTGGAGCAAAAATTTGGTCGTCCAGACGATACAAATTATACTCATTGGTTTACTGCTGAGGCATTCTCTCAACAGTCCAATCAATTATGGGTTGTAAGAACAGAAGATGACACAAAAGCATGTGCAGGTTTGACTATAGGTACTTCTTCATCTGCTACTACTGCAAATCCAGGAGATATTGTTGTACTTGAAAACACAACAAAGAAAGTTGCAGATTTCCCATTATCATATGCTAATATTAAACAAAATGAGGCTAAGAAAGATTATTCTTTAGATCCTGAATTACCAATTTCAGATCCAAATTCTTTAGATAATCCTGCTAACAATTTGCTCGATGATGAATCATACCACTTCTATGCAATCGGTCCTGGTTCTGTATATTCAAATAATTCAATCGTTGTTATCAATGCTGCTGACTGGCAAGTTCTTTTAGATCTTAGAGATGAACTTGTTGAAGCAGTAACACAAGATGATATTGATGAAATTTGTTCTCGTTATTACAATGGTGTTTCTGCAACTTCTGCAACTCCAGGTGATGCATTACTCTCTGATTCATTAATCAAATTTGATGTTATTGTACCTCCAACACCACCAAGTACTGATTGGTCTGCTGATACTGCTTTCTTACAGACTCTCACTTCATTTGAGTTTGGTCCTGATGAAGATGACGAAGCAGTTTTGATTGTATTCAATAGCTTTGGTGATCCAGTAGAACAATGGGTATTCTCAAATGATCCAGAGAAGCGTGACGAACAGGGTAATAGAATGTTCGGACCACGACTTGTAAATGGAAATTCAGAATATATTTACTTCTTCATTGGTGCAAATGAAACAGAAGCTCCAGCAGTTCCAATGGTAACTACTCGCAGAACTTTCTTGGGTTATACTGATTATGATGTTGCTCAAGGATTCGATAAACTTACTGGTGAACTTCCTGGAACTGGTTTAGGTGATCTTACTGGAGAAATTCTTACACAATGGCAAGAAAAATTCACTAATCCAGAAGATATCGAAATCGATATTCTCTTAGATCCAGATTATAATGACAATATCAAACGTTATCTTGATAAGATTTGTAAAGAAATTCGTTTGGATTGTTTTGCAATATTAAATGTTCCTAAGAGTAAGATTCTCAATCCTTCAACTAATAAACCAATTTCAAGTCCATATCAGACTATGAAGAACTATGTTTCACGCGAATTGAATATAAATTCTTCTTACTCTGCAATTTATGGTAACTATTTCAAGATTTATGATAGATTTGCTGAACAAGAACGTTGGGTTCCAGTTTCTGGATATGTTGGTGCTGTAATGGCATTCACTGATTTCAGTGCTGCTCAATGGTGGGCTCCAGCCGGTCTTAACAGAGGAATCATTGGAAATGTAATTGATGTTGCAGTAAATCCAAACAAAGGACAACGCGATATTCTTTATTACAACAGAATTAATCCAATTGTGAATTTCATTGGAGAAGGTATTGTAATCTGGGGTCAAAAGACTCTTCAAAGTAAATCAAGTGCATTTGATAGAATTAATGTTCGTCGTTTGTTCTTGTACTTAGAAAAGAGTGTTAAGAGATTTGCACGTTACTATCTATTCGAATTCAATGATGATTTCACAAGATCAAGATTCCGTGGAACAGTCAACCCATTCTTGTCTGAAGTTAAAGCAAGACGTGGTGTTTATGATTATTTAGTTGTTTGTGACGAAACCAATAACACACCTGAAGTTATTGACAGAAATGAATTCCGAGCAGAAATTCTTGTCAAACCAACTCGCGTTGCAGAGTTTATTAAACTTACTTTCACTGCTGTAGGTACTGGCGTAGAATTTAGTGAGGTAGTCGAACGTCTTTAATTATAAATGTTTATAATAAAAGTATTTTAGGAGATTAAAAATGCCAATTAACGAAGGTGAACCATTCAACTTATATAACTTCAGAACTACGATCGGTGATCCAGCCCGTCCATATTTGTTTCTAATACATATTCCTGAAGTTAGTAATGATGTTGTCATGACAACTATGGCAAGATCAACAGAATTACCAGGATTTCAACTTGGTGAAGTACCAATTGCATTCCAGGGTATTAATATTAAGATTGGTGCCCCACCAACATTCCCTGATTGGACTGTTACTTTCTTGTGTGACGAAGCACAAGAATTACGCAGAACTATTATGAGATGGCAACAAGTATGTTATGATGTTGGTACTCAATTATTAGGTCACTCAAACGAATATAAATCAGATCAAATATCTGTTGCTCAATTAACTAGAACTGGTCAGCGTGCTACTGTATATGGATTAATTGGTGCTTGGCCAAAGAATGTTGGTAATATTGGTGTAGGACATGACCAAACTGGTAATATTGAAACTTTCGAAGTTACTTTCTCATATGATTACTATGTTCTTCTCAATCAAATTGGTGATGATACTACTAATACATCCCCATTCGTTCGTAGTACTCAAGCAGTACAAATTGATAGAGGTTCTCCTCCACCAGCAGGTAACTGGCAGAATCCATTCAATCCTCAATAATTTAGTTATTAAACTTTTGACAAAAAATTTGGGATTTGTTGTATAATTATTTACGACAAATCCCATTTTTATTGGAGAAAAATATGGCAGGATTAAAAGAGTTACGCCAAAAGATGGCAACTGAAAAGCAAATTGCAGAAAAAACAGTAGAATTACCATCAAATAGAAAAAGAGCATCTATTAGACCTATGAAAGTTAAAGAACAACGTGCTGTTCTTAAAGCTATAGAGAAAAGAGACGAATATAACATTAATAATGCATTTGATGCAATATTAGATAAATGTGTGGTATCAATTGAAGATGAACCATATGAAAATGATGATATTGTTATTCAAGATAGAACTTTTCTTCTAATTAAAATTCAAGAACTTTCAACTGGATCAAAAACAAAGATTAGTCATATTAATCCAGAAACAGAAGAAGTTGTAAATGATATAGAAGTTGATATTTCTAAGTTTCCTGTAAATTATTTTGAAGGTGAATTGGAAAAAGAAGTTCAACTTTCTGAACATATATATGCTAAATTAGGACCTGTTACTAGAGGCGATGAAAAAGATATTGATAGATGGATAAGAAAAAACAAAAGCGAAGAATCACTAATTGATAGGAGATACTGTGCTTATGCATCTGTAATCAAGTCAATATT